CGGAAGTGAACACTGCTGGGAGCATGAATGCGTACGTGGGCAGGAACGAGACTGTGGTAACGACAGCAGAACCAAATCGGGATTATTTCACTTACTTATACGTGATGGCTGCTGAGGCTGGCGATTCTACCATAGTTCAGGGGTCTAACGATGCGCCAGCAAGCGGGACAACAATAAAATGGGACAAGACTAACTCACCTTATTCTACAGGAATAGTCTATGATATGCACTATCTACATACCCATTCAGACGGGGAATTTTACGCCGAATACAACAGCAGCGGATGGACAGGATGGAGTGAAACTGACCTTACAAACTCAACATGGGATGATGTGACTCTTTATGGAGTTGGTATCTTTTTCAACAGGGCGGACTCGTGGGCTGACAATTTCCTGGTGAGGAGATACCCAGACGGAACACCGCCTGTGTTCACAGCGATGAGTGAGGAGGGATATGCAGTCGATTCAACACCGCCGCTCTGGAACGACACAGCTGGCTACTTGGGAAGCAACACCACCACGCCACTACAAGGGGATTCTGTTGTTCTGTATGCGATGGGATACGACGACACCGCTTTGGACTACGCTTGGCTCGCCACCAACGAGACTGGAAACTGGGCGGGAAAGATAGAAGATGACACAGAAGATGCAGCAACAGGCAGATTGGATGGTTATGGCTGGGGGCAACTTACAAACATGCGAGATGAAGATTGGAATACTTATGAATCTTGTCTAAGTTCATATAATGCCTATTATATTGAAAATTACACCTTACCACTATCTGCCTCGACTATAGAAAGAATAAATATAACCTTTAAAGTAGACAATGAAAAGGACCATGATTATACATATATTTGGAACTACGATACAGGCAATTGGGATTTAAAGAATACAACGGATGCTGATTTATATGATATCGTAACTATAAGCAATGTTTTTACCATGAATAGTTCTTATGTAAAGGATGGATATCCGTTCATGTGGAAATATTTTACAGATGGCGGTTTTGGCGTAACTGATTTTTATGAGTCTATGGTTGTTTTTGAATATTCTGTTGAATATCCTACTATTGATATGAATGATGCAGCAGCAGCTTGGGCTTGGTCTAATTTCACATGGTCCAACTCGTCTGTTCCGGGAGGAACAGTTGTGGCATGGAAGATATACTACAACGACACCTCAGGCAACGAGAACGCTACTGACGTGAAGACATTCGAGGTGTCCGATTGGCCGGCGGAGCTGTATATCAATAACACACAGGGAGATATTTTCTACATCGAGCAGGGGGATGTGGTGGACATACTGTGCTCCGGATACAACACGTCAATCAACATATCAACACCTGGCTTGTATGATGTTGCATCCAATCCTGTGGGAAGCTCGCAGTTCACATTCAGAACAATATCCCAGCAGACATCTGACACGAAGACAGCCGACGGGAACGCCAAGACAGGCTTCACCGTGGTTTTGGACAGGAACGTGGACTTGATTGAGGCGACAGTCAACCTGACAGGGACTCTCTACAACGGAGGCTACCCTGAGAACGTCACCATAGAGATAAACAACACGGACAGCAACGTGTTCCTGGGGAAGCTGATAGGCAATAACGTTGAGAACTACTACTTCCAGGACAGCGACGGGAACGTCTACAAGCAGAAGGCAGTATCGATATCAACTACAGGCAACACCACCATACTCTACTGGAACCTCCCGTCCAGGATAAATGTGACCGACGCGTCCATAACAGTATCGAACTTCTCATCCACGAAATACTCCAACTCGACATACATAAACGTCGGCGGGGACGACGACATAGAGTGGAGGTATGTAGGAAACTTCACCCACACCAATGTCACGTCCAACTACACGTCCGAGATAAACGACTACCTCTGGAGCTCCAATTGTGATGGTCTGGTAACGTGCAATGTTCCGATATACATCTACGGGATAAGCACAGGACCCGGGGACACTGCGATATTCCTGAACGACAGCAATGTCACATACAGCCCGAACCCGGTCAACCTGAACGAGACGCTCATAGATTTGGACACAATCCCGGACGACGGGATATACTTCATATTCTACTCGGACTTCATAGACCCTTTGGATGATTACGGGACGATAACATTCCACTCCCTGAATATATCCTACAACGGAACCGCCAGCTACATCGTGGACTGCTGGAGCGGGTCAAACAAGAACTCGACAAACATAACCGTGATGCACTCGAAGCACACAATCGCGAGACCATACGCATTCACCGACAAGGTAATCTTCCTCCCACCGACCAACAACTCGAAATGGGTAACACCATACGGGCAGACGAACTCGACTCCAATCTACAACATCTCATGGGACACATACGACCACAACTCGAGTTTGTCTATGAGGATAAACGAGACAGACCCATGCTTCAATGTGAGCGTCTCTGCTATACCAGACCACACCCCAACGGGGCCGATAAGGCTCTATCACCTGGACGTGGACGCACCCTTGGCGTATGACGACAGCATCTACAATGACGACGGGGTTATCCATGGGGCGTCATGGACATCGTCAGGAATGGTCGGAAGCGCATTCGACTTCGACGGGGAGAACGACTACATCGAGGTCGGGGACGACGCGGTGCTGAACCTCACGGACAACATGACAGTATCTGCATGGGTCTATCCGAAGATGGTCAACAGAACCCTCCAGTTTATACTCAGCAAGCACTATACGCCCGGCGGATACACGCTCTACCTGTCGGCTGGGGAGGTGTTCTCATTCGAGGTCAATGCGAAAAACGACACCCGCTCGACGACAAACCCGCAGAACGACACATGGTATCACATCGCAGGCGTGAAGAACTCCACCCACATGATGATATACGTAAACGGCGTCCTGGAGAACATAACATCATACACCGAACAGATTAACGGGACATCGCAACCGCTCAGGATAGGCTCGTGGTCGGCTGGGGGTTTTCATTGGAACGGCACAATGGACGAGGTCATCATATGGGACAGGGCGCTGTCCGGCGACGAGGTAAGTAGTATATACAACAATACGCCGATTGGGAACAGGTTCAACCTGACGACAGAGTTCGCTGAGATACACCACAACAAGGGGATAAATTCCACAAACTCGACGAACATATGGATGTGGGCGAACTTCAACAACTGCCCGTCGGGGACGATGTATGTCCCTAAAATAGAATTGAAAGGGTGCTGCAGGGACTGCGTGGGGTGCGACTGATGATATCTAGCAACGAAGTCTTCATCTGGATACCGAGGAGATACAAACCTAAGACTAAAGTAGAAATAACTCACGGCTCTACCGTGACTGATGTGACCAAGCACATACACAGCGCCAGCTTCAGGAAAAAATCATCTACAGGTATAGGGACATTCAACCTTAAGATAGTCAATTCGAAGGGCACATACTCAGATTCATTCTCCGAAGGGGACACTGTGGACTTCTACGGGGACTACTCCGATGGGACATCAAAGAGATTCTCTGGAAGGGTTGACTTCATCAAGGAAGAGATAAGCATAAGCGGAAAATACATCAGCATAGAAGGGAGGCATGTTTCGTTCCCAATCCAAGAAGTATATGTCAACAGGTCATACGCCGGCAAGACGATAGATTACATCCTGAAGGACATTGTGGACAACTTCCTCGGCGGGATGGGTTTCACATACAACAACGTCGAATCGTTCACAGGGGCATATGACATCAACTTCTCCAATGTGACTGTCCTCGACTGCCTCATGACACTGGCGGACTTGGGCGGGGCTGACTTCTACATCGATGACGACAAGGACTTCCACCTGTTCCCCGAAAACTCGAAAATAAACACGGACGACGCCATAGTCGAGGGAAGCACCCTGCTGAATTTCAAGAACTTTGGGAGCGATGATTCTGAAAAGAGGAACAAGGTGAGGGTCTACGGGAGCGACGAGAACGGTCTCCCGATAATCTACACCGCGGGGACAGGGACTAGGGAGCATGTCATGGTGAACAACTCAATCAACACAGACACTGAGGCGAAGAACACAGCCGAGGCGAAGCTGTCAGAACTGAACCAGTCGGAATACAGGGGAACATGCAACTGCTTGGGGCTGCCTTCCATCAACGAAGGGGAGAACATCTGGGTCTCAATCCCACGCTCGAACATCCTTAATCTGTATAAGATATCAGAATTCACCCACATACTGGAGAGGAGGATGTGGAGGACTAAGTGCGTGATAGAGAAGCCAATCCCCACTGTCGGGGTTGTGATAAACGACAGGATAAAAGTGGAGAAAAGCCTGAGGAAGTTCCAGAACGACAACGACATGAAATACTCATACTCGTTCACGTTCGACGACGACACGAACATAGAGTCCCACTCGAGCACCGAGACAGGCAACGGTGTGCTGAGGCTCCAGTCGGGTCAATCCTCAGGGACGATGGTCACTTCGAACAAGACCATGCCGGAGGACATAACCGAAGCCGAGATAAGGTATGTGGGGAAGGATTTGGGCGCCACAGTGTTCAAATGCTCGGTCGACGGGGGAGTGACATGGGATGTCCTGAGCAGGAACACGAAAACCACACTCTCCCACAGGGGAAAATACGCCAAGATAAGGGTAGAATTCAACACAGACGCCAAGAACGTCAACCCTGAGGTGGATTCCCTTAGTCTGCTCCTCCGATGAAAGTTTAAGTTTATTAATGAGGTAGGTTAAAATAATAACAGAGGAAATGAAATGATGCCTTGGAAAGAGTGTCTGATAGGAGGGATAGGAGGCGCCGCATGGGGCTTCACCTTCTGGCTCAAGACGGAGAGGGACGAGGACGGGAGAATGGAAGAACTGGAGTTCCTCAAATTGGTTAGGACTGCCGTGTTCGGCGGGGTCGCTGGTGTGCTGCTGGCATACGCTGGACAGGGTCTTGACCTTGAGCAGATAAGCACCGCAGCCGAAGGGCTCATGTCCGGCGGCATGGGGCTCCTATTGGACAACTTCGTGAAGATAGTCTGGAGAAGGTTCGGGAAGAGAATCGCTGAAAAGTTGGGGTTTCTAGGTTAAATTTGCTGTTTCAAAACCTAGCCCAGCTTCTCGGGAGATTCTTTCCTTCCTGTCCAGGGATTTCTGCGTTTCGCTTACTGGTATCTCTATTATCAGGTTATTGTCCAAATCAACGACGTCGGCGATGACAGGCTTATCTAAAATCTTCGCCTCGGTCAGGAAGTCTATCCCCTGCCTGAACAATTCGAAGCAGATGTCTATTTTTATCCTCTCGTGCATGTAGTCCAGCGCCGAGTTGCACTTCCTCAGCCTTATGCAGTTGACATGCCCCCTCGAGGCGTAGTCGAACCTCCTCAGGGTATTATTTCTTTTTATTTGTGCTTCTCTTCCCATAAATTCCCTCTCTATATAACCTATCTGTCAGTAATTGTCTATTACCCTTGACTATGCTCACGATATTGCTCCTGGATTCTCTCTTATTGAACACATTATATTTCTTGCCACAGGAAAAGCAGAGTATTCGTTTTAAAGAACTCGTTTTCCTAGTTGCTTTACAGAACGGGCATTTTACCAGTAAAATTAATTCTGTCATATAATAACACTATCTTTTCCTTTTATTTTTCCTGAATAATTCCAATTCCTTTTCTTTCATTATCGCTTCCCTTGCTGTTTTTGCAAACCATCTGGAGCATCCAATCAATGTGCATCCTCCTGCAACAGTTGTTTGGCAAAAATCTTTTCTTTTGCATTTTGAACATGGATATATTTCTTCATGCATTGTCTTCACCATCCGATTGAAGTTTTTTCTTTGCCAGCAATAACCCCTCATCTGTTGTAGTATAGAATGTTGCATTTTTGCCCCTGTGCCGTATATTCCTTTTAGTCATTAATTTAAGCATCTCTAACCCGCTCAACACACTGCATATATAGGCATAGCTCTTTTCATTCTTCCAATACATCCACAATTCTCTTGGTCTCTTTGCATTTTGGCAGTACATCAATGCTCTTGCTTCTGTTTCATTTATTTTTACATTGCTCATACAAATCACATTTATTATTATTATAATGATAACTCTAATATTTATATTTATCTTTTTTTTTGTATTTTTTGATTTTTTTGCTTCTAGATACATATAATAGAGTTAATATAATAATAATAATAACGAAAAAAAAACTCAAAAGTATCTCAAAGGATAGTTTTCTTGGTTTAGAGGTAGAATATGAGCATTTATATACTAAAATATATATGTTTTCTTGTAACAATTAAGTATTTATACTAGCAATATAATAATATTATATAGAAAAAATAAAGTGATTGAAATGATGTTCGAAATGACGCTAATCGGGCTGATAGCAGCTTTGATATTATTAAATTTCCCTAAGAGGAAAGCCCATAAGAAGCCAAGGCAGACATGGGCTGACTGCTTCAGGGAGGACATACACGAGAGGAGGCTGAAGTTATGATTTGCCCGAGGTGCAAAGGGACTGGGTTCGACACGAACATGAGGGACGAATGCCCTGAGTGCCTTGGATTGGGTAAAATTGAAGAGGTTGATGAGGAATGATTAATCTAATATGTGGTGACACACTAACAGAACTGAAAAAATTACCATCTGAAAGTGTGGACTGCATAGTCACATCCCCACCATATTGGGGATTGAGGGATTACAATATAGAAGGTCAAATTGGTATGGAACAAACTTTGGAAGAATACATCTCGAAATTACTTCAAATCACATCCGAACTAAAAAGAGTCCTCAAAAAAACAGGAGTGATGTTCTGGAATATGGGAGACAACTATTCAAATCAAAATACAATATTAAAAGAATACTCTTTAGAAGACGATTGGTTAAGATTGCTTGGATGGATTTATACAGACGGAACAGTTTTAAGAAATGGAAGCAGAATTTGTATTTATCAGTCAAAAGAAAGGGGTATTAAAGAAATAGAGTTATTATTAAATAGGCTTGGCTTGAGATATACTAAGCATGGACCTCATAAAGGAAATTTTATGTTTTACATCTTAGCTGAAGATAGTAGAAAAATAAATGAAAAGTTTGGTCTAAATGGTAGAAAAATATTACCAGAATGGCTTTATTTTTGTTCAAGAAGACAAATAATTATTCTTCTTGAGGCTATAATAAGTGGTGATGGAAGTAAAAGAAAATATGATACTGCTATTTATGGAAAAAAAGAAAGATTAGAATCTCTAAAAGAATTACTTGAAAGTAAGGATATAAGTTGTAGGTTATATCAGAATAAGAGAAGGGATTGGATATTGCAGATTCACCAAGAGCTGTGGAATCCAAAGTATATAAAAGAGAAATCACTCTGTTTCCAAAACTACCGCCTAATCCTAAAAATGATAGACCAACAAAAATGGATATTGAGAAACATCATCATCTGGCACAAACTCAACCACATGCCATCGTCTGTTAAGGATAGGTTTACCAATTCCTATGAACCTGTGTTCATGTTGGTTAAAAATAGAAAATATTGGTTTGATTTGGATGTGGTGAGGGTGTCACATAAACAAGTTTTAATTGAAAGAGCGATGAGAGTCATAAGTGAAAACCATAAATATGCAAATTTACCTCATTATGGAGGTGGAGGAGGAATAAATAAACCAAGAGCTAATAGAAAAACAAAAATACCAAAAGAATTTGCAGAAAGTTTTGGAAGCCCACGAGCAAGGTATCACAGAAAGAAATACGAAGAAGGAATTGGAGCGGAGCAACATATAGAAGATAGAGACGGAATGATGGCACCCTTACATCCTCTTGGCAAGAATCCTGGAGACATTTGGCAAATCCCAACCCAACCATTCCCAGAGGCACATTTCGCAACCTTCCCAGAAAAGCTAATCGAACCAATGATAAAATCGTCATGTCCAAAATGGGTTTGCAGGAAGTGTGGAAAGGCAAGGGTGAGGATAGTTGAAATCGAAAGACCACCAGATTATGACCCTTCTTGTGTTGTTGATTATGCTGATAAAGTTCATCCAAACTGGCATAATAGACCTGTATCAAAAATATTTCAAGATACATTAAGAAGTAAGAGAAAAACAATTGGTTGGACATCCTGCCCATGCAATGCAGGTTGGAAATCTGGAACAGTCCTAGACCCATTCTGCGGAAGCGGGACAACTGGTGTAGTTGCAAAAAGACTCGGAATGGACTTCATAGGGATAGACTTGAACCCAGAATACATAAAGATGGCTAGAAGGAGAATCTCAAAAGTTCCTGAGAGGTTGGATAAGATATTAATTGAAGAGGCTGATGAGGAATGAAGAAAGAGCTGTGGGGGATAACGGAAACTGAAGACGGGAAGCATATACCGATACTGATTGATGAGTATGAGGAGGTTTGATATGTTCGGAACAACAAATCCAGACAGGACTGATGAAGAAATCCTGCTTGAAGAACTGGTCGAGGAGGCGAAAGGAACAGACCAGGAGAGCTTCGAGGAGTGCAGGGAGTTCGTCAGGAGGGTGTCAAGGATAAACGTGTAGGCGAAAGGGCAGCATTCACACTGCGAATGAAGTATGCCTCCAATGTGCATTTCATTTGCCTGCCCCGCTATTTGAGGTGATGCAATGAATAAAAAAGAATTTTTAAAAATGGAAAAGGAAGTTAAAGAAGCGTTTTATTGTCCATACCCACCATATCCTATATGTGGAATAGTTCCAAAAAATTCTATAGTAAAGATAACTTTAGGGAATTACTCAATAACAGATAAAGCAAATGAGGATGGGGAATTTGTAATAGACCTAACTGAATTTTGGTTTAGATTTAGGGTAAATTATGTGGAATACAAAACAATTAAGATAGAATATGAAGAGAGAATAGATTTAGATAAGGGTATGATAAGAATAAAAACAAAATAAAATTACTGAGGGAGATGAGATGGAGAAGTATGAGAACACAATAACGGACTTTGTCTTCGACAAGGACAACAACATAACCAGGTTCGGAGGCATAATGAGGAGATTGGAATGAAGGAGGAATGGCTGTTCGAATGGGAGGACGGAATGATTGAGGGGAGGGTCGAAAGTGATAGCGGTGAGGGACAACTGGGTCTTCCTAAACGGAGATAAGAAGCCGAAGGGCAGGATAGAGAACGGGAAATACATCAGCGTAAGATACAAAAAAAAGCACCTGTTCAGGCTGGGAAACGGATACCCGATACAGACTGAGATACTCGAATGGCTCGACAGCCACGGGATAAAGGGCATTGTGATAATAGAGAAGAGCATGGACGGGGACAAGCATTACAGGGCTACTGTCAGGGAATACCTGGAGGGCGAGGAGCTCAGCATGGGCTTCGGCAGCCAGAGGTATGTCCCGCTTGACAGGATGGGCGGTGCGGATGATTGAGGAGGAAGTCAGGAAGTGCTGGGTGTGCGGGAACACATACATAGAGAAGAGGGGCGCCAGGGCGTTCAGGAAGAGGGTGTGCCCCGACTGCAGGTGGAGGATAGAAAGATACCTCGGAAGAAAAATATAACATTTATATACTCAAAAAATAAAATAATATAATAAAACAATAAGGAGGTAAAAACTATGTTGAGCGTAACGGAACTGATAAGCGGGATTAGCGACGTCGTCTCAGGTCTGGCTACGGTATACCAATACTACGCCATGGTCCTTGGGACTATCGTCACGTGCTATTGGGTCGGAAGATGGGGACTGAACAAGAAGGGGAAGTGAATGAAAATAAAGATGTATTTAGGAGAATATCCAATCAGTGATTTGAAAAAAATGACGCCAATGGATATATTGGAGAATGTGAAAGAAGAACAATGGATGCCTGATGAGGGAAATGTCGTTTTAGCAGCTGTTTGTGAAGGAAAGATAGAAGAAATAGACGGTAATGAAGTATTTTTCAGCGATGGTTCAGTAATAAGGTTTGAATATACCAGAAATGAGCTTAAAAAATTGATAAACTGTTTTATGGAGATGATATGATGCCATACACAGAGAAATTCAACCTTGACGGGAAATACGACTGGAGGGTAATGGAGCTCACGGACGAGGAAGTGGAGGAAGTCACAGAGCAGCACAAGGAACTGTCAAAGAAGGTAATGGAAGAATGCCTTAAAGAAGCGGAAGCTCTGGCGACAGGGCAGCGGGTGAACGCCACTGAGATAGCGGTTGCGCTGTTCGAGGCTAGATGTCCTAAGCTATACACGCTGATACAGAACAGGCTTCAGGAGAAAATCAAGAGGGCAGTCCCAAAGCAGTTCTTTGATTTGAACGCGTATTTGTTGGCTAAAGAGGAAAAATTGAGGGGTGATTGATTGAATCTCAACGATTTGGCGAGGACGATAACCCTGAAAGAAGGGAAGAGGAAGAGCCTGCCGATTTCGCAGGTGAAGGAGGTCATGAAGATACTCCTAATCGAGCTCGGCATGCTCCCAGACGACGAAATAATCAAGATAATAAGAAGGTATAGAAAATATGGGAGGAGGTGAGTTAGATGGCTGAGAAGATAGGTGTTGTGGAGGCTGTGAAGCAGCGCGAGAAGGGGTATTCAATCCTCATGGACGACGGGAACTGGTATTCTGGCTTCGGGAAATGCCCTGTTGGGAAGGAGGACAAGGTCAAGTTCGAGTGGGAGCAGAACGGGCAGTGGCTGAACATAAAGGGCAACAAGGTTGAGAAAGTCTCCGACAAGGAGACCCAGAAGGAAATTCAAGAGTTCAGGACGGCGGACAAAGCGCCGAGCTCGGAGCTCGAGATGAGGCTGATGGCGTTCGACAAGGCTGTCGGATGGGTATCGGAGCACTACTTGGAGGATGAGGAAAAGAACATGGAGAAAATAAGGGAGCTGACAGAGAAGTTTGTCAAGATTATAGGTGGTTATTCATGAGGGTAAAGACGACCGAGAAGGGGACGCATGTCATACAGATACGCGACATGAGGGGCAGGGAGCCGAGCAAGTCGGTGACGCTCGCCGAGCCGAAGATGACGGTGAGGGAGATATACGACAGGCTGATGAGGTTTTTGGATGCCGAATAGGAACTATCTCAAAGGGACACAATTCGAAAGGGATGTGAAAAAAAGGCTGGAGTCCGTCGGCTATCACATCCAAAGGTCGCCGAAGTCGCAGTTCCCTGACGGAATCGCATTGAGGACTTTCAAGAGCATACTGCCGAAGCAGTTCATGTTCGAGTGCAAGATGAGGAAACACATGTCCAGGGAGGAGAAGTCCAAAGCTGACATCATCAAACTGAAGACAGGACTCCCGTTCCTTGTGTTCTACAAAGAAGACGGGAAGATAAGGTGGTATGAGTATTGAACAAATGGAGGTTAATGTATGAATGAAATAAGCAAACTGATGAGGAGACTCAACAAACTGATGGACAAGACCAAGACGGAGAGGTATCTCGAATTGGACAACAGGACTAATGAGGTCATGGTTCTGACTTTCAACAGGTTCAAGCCGGAGATGGTCGGGGAGTTCATAGAGCAGATGGAGAACACGGAGAAGAACCTGACAGAGCAGATGAAGAATATGAAATCCAACATGGAGTCGATAGAGAAGAACCTGAAAGCCAATGCGGAGAGGCTCGGAGAATTGAAGCCGTATTGGGAGAAGGTCAAGCACCTGGTCAAGAAGGAGGAGAGCAAATACATAGGATAGGCGAAAGGGTGCGGGCAATCAATTGTAGCTCCCATTACTCTTGCAACCGATTCTTTCCCGCACCCCGCTAAAACAGGTGATATGTTTGAATGGTATATATATGATTGGAGGAGTGTCTGGGACTGGGAAAAGCTCGATAGCTAGGAAAGTGTCCGAGATAGAGGGGCTCCCATACACCAGCACTGGGAATGAGATGGCTTTGGCGCTCGGTCTGAGGGACTACAGGAGGATTTCAGAGGCTGTGGAGAGCCTGAGCAGGGAAGAGTTCTCAGATGTCAACAGATACATCTGGGACAGAATCATGCAGAGGGAAGGGATAATCGACGGGCATTACTCGATGAGATTTCACGGGGACTTTGTGTTCCCAATTCCTGAAGAATATGTCACTCTCCTGGCAGGAACCATACTGGTAGACGACTCAAGCGGGAACATACTCAAAAACAGACTGAAGGACAGGCGCCTGAGACCTGACAGGAGGTTCGACATGGGGTCGATAGAAGAAGAAAAAAGAAATGAAATTGACGGCTTGAGGTCAGTGAGAGAAGTGTATAAGGGCATCACTGGAGAACATATGAAGACTCTGTGGTGCTACAAGAACAACAATCTCATGTTCGCCATAGACAGGATATGCAACTTCATAGAAGGCGGGCCTGTTTCGGTGGACAGGGAGAAGCTTTACATGGGAGAGGTGAGGGTGTTTTGAGGGACATATCAACATGCATAATAAAATACAAAGACTCATACCTGTTCCTCTGGAGGAACAACGACAAGGTGATGGGGAACATGTTCGGCAACCCGTCCGGGAAGATTGAGGACGGCGAGACTCCACTCCAGACAGCGATAAGGGAAACAAAAGAAGAGACAGGCATAGATGTCAGCCCTGAATACATAACCTGCATGGACGTCAAGGAAGGGAGCAAGAGATACAAGAAATACCTTTTCTTCCAGGAGTTCGGAAAGAGACCTGACGTCGTCCTGAGGGAGAGCGAGCACAAGGGCTTCGTTTGGGCGACCATAGAGGACGCTGAGAAGCTTGACTTGATACCGTCCGTCAGAGACAGCATGAGGTTCTATCCCAGAGGCGATAAACAGTTGGTGGTGAAGGATGATAACACCCAAAAAATTACATGAATGGTATCTGGAAGCATGCAAAGAACTGAGTCCAGAAAATTTTAACACTGATGCCCAAAAACCATACGAAGAATTATCAGAAGAGCAGAAATTTATTGACATATATATAGCAGAGAAGATAAAAAGAAAGTTGAAAAAAGAGATAGAGAAGTTTGAAGAACAACTAATAGAAAACTTTGGATGGACTAAAGCAGAACACAGCCAATTAAGAAGCCAATTAGGAAGAAAGTTTTCAATATTAAAACAAAACTTGGGGATTGGAGATGACAGCAATTAAAGAACTTAGAATCTTTTTGGAAGAACTTCGTCAAAATTATGAGATTCATGTTAGTTGTATCGAACATTCTATTGAATACGAAAATATTGAAGCTAATTCGAAAATAAGAGCTTTGCAAATGGCTGATAAATATAATTCAATTATTGAAGTAATAAAAAGTATAGAATCCAGACTCTACAAACTAGCAAAGAAAGACTTGAAGAGAATTAACACACATGGGACAAAAGAGCTCGACTCGGAGTTTCTCAGGAAAGCGGAAAAGTTCCTTGATTACACCATCGAGCTGAGGAGGGATTTTGAAGAGATAGTTGGTGGCGGGAAATGATATGGGAAGAGATGTGGTTTTATCCTGCTTTAGTTGTTATATTGATTTTATTTGTGATAATTTTGTATAATTTATTTGGGTGAAATGAATGACGACAATAAAAGAGCTTTATAAGTGGATTGAGAAGGATTTTGATTTTGAAAACGAGATTCTTAGAAGCGATAACAGTCTGATAGTCGCGTGTGTTGACATGATAATAGGTGCTTTGAAAAAAGAAGGTTATGCTGAAGAAGAAAGTTGGGATATTTTGACTGATTTGCTTGGCGAAATTAAAAGCGACATAATAAAATCCAAACTATATGAACTCGCCAAGAAAGACCTGAACAACCTCGTCACAATAGATGTGGGCAAGATGTCATTCGTCTCTGGTGAGGAATGGAAAAGAGACTTGGAAGAAATAGTTGGTGAGAATGATGAATAATGCTAATGGTTGGGATAGTGGGGTTTAAATGATAGCAATAAAAGAATTCAACAAATGGCTGAAAGAAGAAATATCGAAAGCACACGATGACCACAACACAAAAAAAGAACATGAGTTGAAGATAGTGTTAAACAAGTTGAAAGAGTTTGCAAGGATGGATTTGGAAATGATGCCACTGATATTGGATACTTGTGTATGGTTGTATGGCAACTACAAAAGAGACCTTGAAGAAATTGTTGGTGATGGTGAATGACTGCAATAAAAGAACTTAGAATCTTTTTGGAAAAGCTTCACGAAAACTATGCTGAAGAGCTTTTGGAATTAATAGGAAAAGATTACAAGGAACATGAAAAAATAATATTGGATGAAAAAATAGACTTGATATTATCAATAAAGTCCAAACTCCTCGAACTCGCCAAGAAGGACTTAAATAGGATTGACACACATGGGACAAAAGAGCTCGACTCGGAGTTCCTCAGGAAAGCGGTAAAGTTCCTTGATTACACAATTGAGCTGAGGAAGGATTTTGAAGAGATGGTTGGTGAATGAAGATGGGCAAATCCAAAGAAATAATCAATGGAGCTACTGAATTTGGAATGTGGGGCTTAGGAATATGGAAAGAAAAAAAGAAAAATGAGGGGTTGTGGTTGGATGGATGGTGAGGATTTAAAATTAACATTAAGGAGGAAGATATGAATGGATAATTTAAAAGATATAGAATTTACAGGAATAGCATTGACTAAAAATCCCCTGAATCCAAATGCGATTATTCAGAAAATAATAACTGACAACGCAGCAGAGATATTAGCAAGAAAAGGGGAAAAAATCAACAGACTGATTGTAGAATCGCTAAAGGAGTTAGGAATAGAAATATGGATAGAACATGAAATTAATGATAATTCAGAATGGTTATGCACCAAGAAAGGAACGGAAGTAATAAGAAAGAGGATTGAAGATAAATAAACGGAACTGCCTCGGAAAAGGATGGTTCTAGTAAGACAATTGTTCCTAACAATGAACTTCCTTCCGAAAAGGCAAAAAGGTGATTGAAGATGATAGCGGAGATACTGGCGAAAATCATAACAAACATGCTTAACGGAAGGTTCGGATACGAATACTTATTTACATACCCGTATTGCCTCGTGACGGTATGGAGCGTTGTGTGGACGTTCTTCTCCAAATACGACGGTGGGATAGGCTCCCTGATGAGGAGGATGGTTTCTTCCATCATAATCGAGATAAAGCTCATGAAATGGAGAAGAGAGAACATATTAAAGGGTGGTTGAATGAAGACAATAGACGAGATTTTCAACAAACACGGGGACGCGGTGGAGATAGGCGATTTCAAGGAAAGCGCGATAGAAGACATAAAGGAATTGAGATTGAAAAACATTAACCTGACAACACACAATATTGGGATGAGGTATGTCAGGGAGAATGAAAAGATAATAGAATACATAAAAAGGAAGTTCGGCATCACAGAGAAGGATTTGAAAAGTAAATCGAAGGCTAAATGAATCTATTGCAACATATAATTGCTTAAATATATGTCAAACCAAATATCAATCGTGCACTTTTATTAAAACATAGGTGAAATCTATGGTTGTTAAGACTGATTTTAAATACAGAATGGAGAGCATTTATGAACACTAAGGTTAAATCTACAGGTGATAATAATGCCGAAGTTACCGAAATATGATAGGGAGTCAATAGAACAAAGAAGACAATACGTCAAAGAATTAATGGCTCAGGGATTCTACAACATGGAGATAGTCAGGGCTCTAAAAATGAAGGGTATAGAAGTTGATGAATCAACAGTCAGGAGAGACAAGAAATTCATAAGAAAAAAAATAACAAGGGAAATAAAGAAGAAACCAATACAGAAAATTCTCTCAGATATGGAGATGCAATATGATAAAATAATCAGGGACGCATGGTCGCTATACAGGAGGACTGACGACAAACCCATGGTTAAGGCTAGAGCCCTAAGTATAATACTGAACACGATAGAGAAGAAATCAAACATCCTCGACAACCTAGGGCTGATAGAGAAGAGGATGAGCATAGGTCTTGATAGGGAGATAAAGGTCATCCTGGAAAGGGGATGGGAAAATGAGGGCAATGGAGATAAGGATAAGCTACAGCCCCCACAGATACCAGAAGAAGTTCCATGAGTCCGGCGCCAGGCTTAGGCTGATGCTGGCAGGAATCAGGGGAGGGAAGACGATAGCTGGCGTGATGGAGGGCATAATGGTCTCCCTCGGGGGATGGAAGACGTTCGGGACGCCAAACGTAGGGTGCGTGGTGAGCCCGACCTATCCGATGCTGAGGGACGTCGTCCTTGTGGAGTTCTTCAGGTTCATGCCGAAGGAGGTCATAGAGAGCTTCAACAGGTCGGAGATGACAGCCACTCTGGTGAACGGCTCGAAGATACTATTCAGGTCTGCGGACCACCCGGACAGGCTCAGGGGTCTCGACCTACACTGGTTCCACTTCGACGAGTGCGCCATGGCGAAGAAGGAAGCCCACGACATACTCATGGGCAGGATTTCCCAGAAGAGGGGCTGCGGATGGTATACCACGACACCGAAGGGCTACAACTGGGTCTACGAGGAGCTATACAAGCCGTGGGAGAACGGAGACAAGGACATAGACGTGATACAGTTCAGGAGCATAGACAACCCGTATTACCCACCCGAGGAGATAGAAAAGTTGAAGAAGAAATACACCGACGAGTTCTACATGCAGGAGCTGGAGGCGAAGTTCGTCCTGTATTCGGGTCTGGTTTACAAGGACTTCGCGAGGACAGTCCACGTGATAGATGAAGTCCCATACTCCAAAATCAAATACTACCTTGCCGGAGTCGACTGGGGATACACCAACCCTGCTGTGATATTGGTCATCGGTGTCGACGGCGAGGATAATTTTTATGTGGTGAGGGAATACTATGAAGAAGGGAAGGTCATAGACGAGATAATAGAGGCGGGGATGAGGCTCAAAGGGAAGTATGGCATAGAGGCTTTCTACTGCGACCCGTCGGAGCCGGCGTATATAGAGCAGTTCAAGCAGAACGGCCTGAACGCCAAAGAAGGGGAAAATTCGATACGTGCGGGCATAAACAAAGTAAGCGAACTGCTCAGGCATAGGAAATTATTTGTATACAGTAAATGCATAAATTTAATAAGGGAGTTCGAGTCATACTCATATCCGGAGACAAAGGATGAGAAGCAGCCAGACGAGATACCCTTGAAGCTCAACGACCATGCGCTCGACGCCCTCCGGTATGCGTGCATGTCGGAGAGGATGGGGGGCTGCCTGCTGGAGGTGTTGGAATAATGGGAAAGGAGATAAAAGCGAAAGTGACAAAAATCGACAGCAAGGTCATAACAGGGATGATTCCAATGTTCGGGGTGAGGAAGAATGCTGAACACAAGGAGCGGGATTCTATTGAGACCGTTCGAGAGGGTGCTTAGGAATGGAAGAAATAGACCTAAAAAAGGAAAAAGAAGAATACAAGAAAAAATACCCGAACAAAGACAAAAAATCCTTGGTGGTTAAGTGGGCGATGTGAGCAGAATCAAGGAAATCCTCATGGAGTTCGTCACGCCAGACAGGCCGAAAGCAGTCCAGCCGCTATACACAGAGGAGGAAATCAAGGAGTTGACCCGCGACAAGGGTCTTGATGCGTATAAGTAATTTATATTGAACAAATTAAAAAAAATAAATGAGGTGAAATCTCGAATGGAATCCAGAATAAGATATTCGAAAGATTTGATTAAGAAGACAAGAATAATAGACGCCAAATTCCCTCCGGGGATACATCCGCACACGCCGCACAAGATTTGCTTCGTCAGGGCGGAGGCAGGGGAGCTGAACGAGCTGTGCAAGGACTGCGTGTTCTCGGGAAAGTCCAAATACTCTTGCCTGGCGACGAAACTCGGGGCGAACGGATACATGCACACCAAAGGCGACGGGCTTGAGCCTGCCGAAATAAACCCGAAGATGGGCATTAACCTGAAAATCCCGATAACCAAGATAGTCGAGAAGGGCGAGGCGTGGGTGTGCCACAACCCAGAGGCAGGGGCTAAAGGGATATACTTGCTGAACGACAAAGTCCCCCCGTGCAAATATCGGGTCAAGAGGGAGGGCAAAAAAGGAGGAGATTAGATGCACCCTATAGTGGAGAAGATAACCAGCGCTTTCACGAGAGCGCCGAGAAACCTGACAATGCCGGTCGATGACACGGGCGAAAGGAGGGCACAGATACCTGAATGGTTCTACTTCCCCGCGTTCGGGCAGCCCAGGAACGTGAACATAACCAGGATAAGGGAACTGGCTGAGCTTCCGTGGGTAGACATATGCGTCACAACCCTGACGGACAAGTTCTCGACACTGGACTACAGAATAACCCCGAAAGACAAGGGGGATTACTCCAAAGAGAACCTGAAAAAGGTCAGAGACTTCTTCCTGCGGCCGAACCAGAACGGGGAGACAGAGCAGCACATAAGAAGACAATGGTGCAGGGACTTGCTCCAGATAGACGCCGGGGTGCTGGTCAAGGTCTTCTCGAAGGGGAGCTACGGCAGGGGAGGGAAGCAGGCGTTCACGAAGTCAGTATACAAGGGCGTGAAGTCCGACAACGGACTGGTTGATGAATTAGACGCGTTCAAGTCCTGCGAGGCTGAGGAGAGGACTGTAATAAAAGAATACAGGCCGCTGAAAGAGTTGGGCGGGAGGGAATTGGTCGAGCTTTACGCCAGGGACGGGAGCACGTTCCAGCCTGACGCTGACGTCACAGGGTTCATCCACAGATATTTCCAATACTCGTTCAAAATCCCGAAGAAGGAGCCTTTGGTATTCGACAAGGACGAGATTTCATACTCGATGAGATACCCACGCTCGTATTCGTTCTACGGGTGGTCGGTGGTGCAGTCGATAGAGCAGGTGTTGCTGACGCTGAAATCCCAGGTGCAGTATTACTTGGGCTACTTCCGGGAGAGAGGGACTCCGGACGGGATAATCACAATCCTCGAGGCGCACAAGGACGAATTGAAAAGATTGAAGGAATACTGGAAGAAAGAGAGGATAGGCAGGCACCACAGGTTCGCCATAACAGCCAGGGATGTCAAGTTCACACCTGTCATACTCAACTCAAGGGACATGGAAATCCTAGCCACACAGCAGTGGCTGTCCAAATTGGCGATGGCGATGTTCCACGTCAACATACCAATCATAACACTGAGGGGCGAAGCGCCGAAGGCTGGAGTTGCGGGACTGCAGAAAGGTGAGTATATGGACGCATTGAAGCCGATAATACAGGAATGGGAGTCGGTCGTCAACAACGACATAATCCCAGAGATACTCCAGCTCCCGCCGGACGAGGTGGACGTGGAATATAAATTAGATGTATACGACATAGAAGAGGACGAGAGAGTCAGGGCGATGCAGAGGGCTGACGTCAGTTCAGGGATACTCACAATCAACGAGGTCAGGGAGAACGAGAGGGGACTGGACCCTGTCCCGTGGGGGGACGAGCCGGCGACATTCATGCCGCTCGAAACAAAACTGAAAGGAGGTGCATGAGACGACAACACAGCCTTACCCGGTTTCAGGCAAGGTCTACGACATAGACGGGACCGCCGAGGGAGGGGTCACAGTCAGATTAACCAACACAAGAACGAAAGAAACGCTCACCGCGACAACCAACACTTCAGGCGAGTATGTGCTGGACTTGTCGAATCTGGAGTCCGGGTGGAACAATAATGATGTGGTGTTCCTGCAGGCGTGGGAGAAGTCATCGCCTTTCAAGACAGCCTCATACACGTTCGAGGTGTCAGGCGACAATTACAATAAGGACTTGTATCTGCAGCCTATTTTCAATAAAAGGGTGAAGACAGAGGATTTGAAGGAGATACAATTGAGGGAGTTCTCCGACGTGGAGAGTTCCAAGAGAACTGTCTCCCCGAGGGCTGACAAATTAATGCTCACATACGACTCAGACAGCAACCTAATAAGGGTTGTGAAGTATTCGGACGGGGTCAAGTCGGAACTGGAGCTCGGATACGACTCCGACGGGAACCTGACAAGCGTGGAGAAGGTGGTATGAGTGAAGGTTAAATTTAATCCACTGCATGACGAGAAGCTTCAGCTGGTCTCAAGCAAAGGCTCCGAGATAAGCATATCCGATTCGGGCGGATACTACGCAGGAGATGATGTCGAGGCAGCCCTGCAGGAGATAGGAAATGGGACTGCTTTGGATTCGAGATACTTGAAGCTCGACCAGACCTCAGTCCAGACCATTGCGAACGGTATTCCAAAGCTTGACGCTCAAGTTTCAGACTTTGACAACCTAGACCAGACAGTGAACAAACGGTATGTTGACAGCGCCGTGTCGTCTCTTATTGTCGACTGGTATGCGACAGATACTAGCTCTGGTGTAGAGGATTACAAGCTGACAACGACAAGTATTGGCGATTTGGGTGATTCCGAGCAGTCAATTTCTAAGAATGATATAAATGACGAGGATTATCTTGCCGGATGGATAAGCGCCGCAGGAGAAACCCCTACTGTTTTGCCCCTCGGTATTTACAACCTGTCAATCTATGCGGAGAAGACCGCAGGCAACAAAGACATTCAATTCTACTGGGAGCTGGTGGAGAGGAAAAGCGACAACTCAGAAACGGTATTAGCCACCTCCTCATACAGCGACATCATTGGCGAGACCAAACAGCAGTATATTGTCCCGCTTATTCTGGACGAGGATTACATTCCAGCCTCTGGAAGCAGGGTAGTGGGCAAGATTTACGCCCATGTTACTGGAACAGGGAATGCTCCGTCACTGACGATTTATTATGAGGATAACTCTATGACCCGCTGGTCTATGCCGACAACTCTTGAAGTTTTATCCAATCAATTTGTCCCATATTCTGGGGCGGTCTCGGACGTCGATTTGGGGAGCAAGACCATATCAGCCGAGAACAAGAATTTAGTGAGGTATGCGTTTTTCATGGGGTGATAATGTGTTTACTGAAAAGAAACTTGCGAGACAAGCCGTGAACGATACAGGCGAAACTATCTACACTGTCCCAGCGGACACCAAGACGATAGTGAAAGACATCCACATCTGCAACAACTCGGGGACAGATTGCTACGTGACGCTCTGGCTTGTTCCGAACGGAGACTCTCCGACAGATGAGAACGTGATGTTCTACCAGTGGAACGTCCCAGCCAACGACTTCGTCCACTGGAACGGGTGGCAGGTATTGGACACTGCTGGGGACACTATACAGGCTCTGGCTGAGACGTCAGACCAGATAACTATTATGGTCTCAGGGGCTGAGCTAACATGATGGAGGTGAAAATATGGCTGAACTGACAGTTGACTTGTCAAAACTGTCTGGAACTGAACAAATAAAAAAGATTGATAAAAAAACCGCCAAAAGATATAAGGTGGTTGAGGAAACGATTGACTTGGAAGCGTTGAGAAGGGAGAAGGAAGGTTTGGAGGAAATGCTTAGCATGGAAGAGCCAACCAAAGAGGAATTGATAGAGTTGGGAAAAGGTCAGCATCCGTTCTATATGGACAAAGACGATATTCAGAAAAGGTTGGACAAGATTAACAAAATTTTGGGGGAGTGAGATGGCTGTTAGTTACGATAATTCATTCGACAATAGTAATGTTCAGCGGGTTTATACTTATGATAGTACAACAAATACATTTTCTTCTAATCTAAAAACCTCAAGTGCGTTTGACTACTTTCCAGACTCCGCTGTGGTTGGAGATTGTTTCTATTTGCTTGCGAATGATGTCAAGGCTTTCAAGGACGTCCGCCTATATGTCGGGACTGCTTTTGCTGCCACTTCGGTAACTTTCACTTGGGAATATTCCACTGGCGATGGTACTTGGGCAGCGCTATCCAACGTGACGAATAGCGATGCCTTTACCAAGACTGGTCAGCAGGATGTTACATGGGATATACCGAGAGATTGGGCGCAAACACGTAAACATTCGGCATCCGTGAATATGCCAAGGACTGGGGGATGGATAAGAGCAAGAATTACCGCTGTTGACACACCAACTGAAGGGGGTGCTCAGTCAACACAGACCGTTCAAACGGGGAAGAATTGGATAACAATAACAGGGAATGAGACCTTTGCTTCTATTCGCTCTGAGGATGTTTCTAATGGATGGGGAATAACCGATACTGCCAATTCTGGAAATGATAAAACAATCCAAATATATGCCTCTATTACGATTGACTCTGGCGCTACCCTCACGGGAACGAACAAGATGCTGGAAATTAACAACGCCTTTATTCAAAACGATGGCACATTAACTTTGGGGAGCTATGATTCGACTTACGATTTCGCGTATGATGGATGTTATATCTATCTGAAGTCATTTGGTTTTGGCGGAGGGCATAACCATTTAGGCGGAAATGGGACTTACAATATCTATGGAAGCTCAATTATAGTTTGTTGGCCAGGGAGAGTTGGTTTGGGAAGCGGAAGCGGGGAGGTTAAGGATTCTGTCTTTGAGGATTTTTATCGAAATTTTGAACTTTCCAACAAGACAGTCAAAAGACTGAGAGTCAGGCCAGGGTATAATGGGTCGATTGGGAATACTTATTCTGCAAACACCATTGATGGATTGTTTACGAATGGAGGTTTTCTACTTTTACAACAAGGAACAGAAGAAGTTACAGCAACTAATGTTATGGCTGATTATATTCATTGTTGGAGTGTCTATGTCGCAAGGAGTATTTATCTTATAAACCCGACGCTTGTGAATGCGAAACCGTTGCGTGTTCAGTTTTTTGCAATGGGAGGTGGCGACCATGATGTTTATTATTATACTCAGTTTAACTTTGACCTTAAAGTAATTGACTCAAACGGGAATGCGATAAACGGAGCTACGGTAACCATAGAAGATAAGGATGGCACTGAGGTTTTTTCTGGAACGACAGATGCTAATGGAGAAATTACGCAACAGACATTGACGCAAAAGATAGATTTTTTTGACGACCCCAATCCAGCCAGCGGGAACACAACAAAAGACACGCCAGATTCAACTACAACTAAAACCCCCCACACCGTCACCATAACCAAGACAGGATACAAGACAAAAAAAATAATTTACACGATGAACCAAGCTAGAACTGAGGTTGAGGTTCTTGAAAACAGGAGGGAGGTATGATGATATTCGAGATGGACTACGAGGATTGGGTCAGGATAAGGAACAAAGGGGACAGGGTCTCCTTCTACGTGGAGATGTCCGACAGGTTCGACCTGTTCATGCCAATAGGGAGCTTCACAATCAAGACGACGAAGATGAAGTCTGACTTGAACATGCCAGCGGAGACGTTTGTGAACAATTATTTGTCAAGGGTATTCCGAGCCAACAGTGTGGAGTATGAAGGGAGATACGAGCATGGGACTGAAGGGAGCACCCCGCTGATAGAGATGGACGTGTTCAGGGCGTTCAAAAACAGCATGAAGAAGTTCGTCGGGTGGTCGTTCGCCAACTCGAGATACTGGATTGTGGAGTGGTTCAAGAAGTATGACTTCCCCCTGATAACGGGCATAACCGAGGAGGAAAGGAAAGAGATAAAGAGGATAATAGTCGAGGGTCTGGAGAAAGGGACGCCGTTCTCGATAGTCGAGAGGCAGCTAGTCAACTTATTAGAGGACGAGAACAAGGTCGAGATGATACTGAGAACGGAACTTAACAAGGGAGCCAACGAGTCGGCATTGGAGAGGTATGAAATTAACGGAGTAAAGAAGGTTATATGGCATGCCATTTTGGACAACAGGACGTCTGAGATATGCAGGAAGAATCACGGGAAGGAGTTCACCTTGAAACAAGCCAAAGGAAGACTCCCCGCTCATGTGAATTGCTATGACAAAGAAACTGAAGTATACACAAGCAAAGGATGGAAATTGTTCAAGAATTTAAAAGGGGAAAAGATAATGTCACTCAATCCAGACAACTTCAATTTGGAGTTTGTCGATTATAAAAAATTGATTAAATATCATTACAAAGGGGAAATGATACATTTTAAAAACAGAATAACCGATTTGCTTGTAACACCAGACCATCAGATGTTTGTCGGAAAAAGAAGAAACTGGAAAGACAGGAAGGAAATAACATGGAAATTTGTTGAAGCTAAAAATTTAATCAATTCAGAATACAAATTCCACAAGTCAAGCAATTGGTCAGGCAAAGACATTGATTTCATAAAAATAGGAAGTAAAGAAATATTTGTAGAAGATTTCTGCAGATTCATGGGATATTACCTCAGTGATGGCAGCGTAACAAAATCAAGCAAAAATTCATGGAGAATAAAGATATCTCAGCATGGGGATAACAGACACATTATTCATGACAGCATAAAAAACATGCCTTATAAAATAAAAATGAATGAAGATTCGTTGAACATTTATGACAGAGAGCTGGGGGATTATTTGTCTCAATTCGGGAAATGCAACGAAAAATATATTCCAGATGAAATAAAACAACTGGATAAAAGATACTTGAGAATGTTTCTTGACGCCTTTTGTTTTTGCGACGGCGTTATAAGAAAAGGAAAATTCTGGAAGGGATACAAATTCAAAGACAATAAGTGTTATTTCACAACATCAGAGAGAATGGCTGGTGACTTGGGCGAGTTGATAATAAAATGCGGGAAATCTGTTTACTTCAAAATTGAAAAATCGAAAGGGAAAAGGGTGGAATTTTCAAACGGGGTGTACGAATTGAATTATGATTTATGGAGAATATATGAGAACAATTCAAAGAATTCAAGCAGCAATAAAATAAAAATAACAAAAACGCCTTACGATGACATGGTCTATTGTGTCGAATTGCCTAAATTTCATACGTTATTGGTCAGGAGGAATGGCAAGGTAAATTGGTGCGGCAATTGTCGTTCGGTGTGGCTGCCTGTGATTGAATGATTATGTCGAAATGCAGATACAAAAACATATGTCCATACTATTCTGAAAGGGACAGGCATCTGTGCAACGGTAAGCCAACCAACCGCATGGACGAATGCTATCTGACTTCGATGGTAGAATACAACAGAGAATTGGCAAAAAGGGATTTTTTAGTTTGGATGAGATTGTATGAGACAGGGTTCCACATTGAAAGGCATCCAGTCAGAAGTTAGATGCTTTTATCAGGTATTCAGACCAAAAATGAGGTTGGAAAGAGAGAATTGTGGAGACTGCACTACATGCATCACGCATGAAGACAATGTTTACTGCAAGTGTTACAAACCCATAAAGGTTTACCGAATGAACAATAAGTTTTAAATACTAGGTAATATAAAAAATATATTGATAATCAGGAAAGGTCAAATCTATTTCTGTAAATTTCATGGAAGTGTAAAAATGCCTTTCGCTGGATATAAAAACTTTCAGGATTGTGTGAACAAGAACAGAGACAAGAAAGACCCTGAAGCATACTGCGCTTCGATAAAAAGAAGAGTTGAAGGGAAGTCCATTTCAGATTTCAAATACAATTTCGACTTCGAGGTTTCCAAAGAGGCTAAGAAATCAAAAGAGCCATCAAAAAGGATAATCAAAGGGATAGCTAGCATAGAGGAGGTCGACAGGGACTACGAGGTTGTCAGCATAAAGGCAATCAAGAGCGGATTGAGCGAGTGGATGAAGAACCCTGTCATCAGATGGAAGCACTCAGAGCCGATAGGGAAAGGACTAGATGCTTACATAGACGGCTCGAAATTCTACATAACAGCCCAGATATCGGACAAGACCAAGACAGCCAACGAGGTGTGGGGACTGATTGAGGACGGGATAGTCAAATCGTTCTCAATAGCTGGAAAGGTCATGGACACGGAGAAAATGTTCAACGAGGACTTGGGCAAGGACATAACCCACATAACCAAGATGGAACTGTATGAGGTATCGGTCACAGACCTGCCTGCGAACAGGAACTCGTTCTTCGAGGTGGTATCCAAATCACTCAAAGATAATGCTTATGAAAGACTCGGCGATATGGTGAACAAGACCGACGAGTATAAAAATAAAAAGGAGATAAAAATGGAAAAGACAGAGAAGCCAGAAGAGATAGTCAAAGAAGAGGCAGAGAAGCCAGAAGAAACGCAAGAAAAGCCGGAAGAAAAACAAGAGAAGCCTGAAGAGAAGCAGGTTGACATAGAAAGCCTGGTTGAGAAGCAGGTTAAACAAAGGGTCGAGGAGGCAATGAAGAAATTCATCGAATCCCAGCCCTACAGGAAAGCCGAGAAGGTAGAGACAAAGAAGGAGATTCCAACGTCAGAGAGCGGGATAGCCAAATTCGCAATCGTGGATTACGGCACACCCTCATACATGGCGAAGGAAATCTTCCCGTTCGAGCACGAATCGTCCTACTACGAGCCAAGCACATCATCGAAGTCAGTGGAGGACTCAAGGGAAGGCTTCACATTCAAGGAAGCCTACTTGGAGAAATACACCTACACACAGACAGGAGGCACAGGGACAGCGGGCTACGCGTTGATACCAGTCTACGTCGACCCCGACATAATCGACCGGACAAGGAGGGAACTCCCGACAGTGGAGCTCATCCCGAGAAGGGCGGTCAAAGGGACAACATACGACTACAACGCGATAACATCATTGACCAACGCAGTCTTCCTTCCAGAGGACGCGAGTTTGTCAGACTTGACGGACACCTACGACAGGTATTCAGTCAAAATCAAATACGTCTACTCGACAGGAAGGGTGACAGGTCCAATGATTGCGGGCTCCAAGGGATACGCGGACGCATTGGCGAGGGAAGTCAAGAACAGGACAATCGGATTGAAGAGGGTCGAGGACCAGAAGATTTTCTCAGGTGACTCGAGCACATACCCGAACGAGTTCGACGGGTTCGACAACCTAATCTCGACAAACGCGACAGCACTCTCAGGGGCGCTGACAATCGCAGCGATGAGGACAGAGATAACCCAGTGCAGGAATTCAGGCGGTGTCGTAGACCTCATAATCACAACAAACTCGGTCAGCGATGACTTGAAGGGCTTGCTGATGGACTACCAGAGGTATGTCAACACCACAGAGCTCGCATGGGGAATCACAACAATGACATTCGACGGGATACCGGTCATAGTGGACAGGTATGCCACATCAGGATACATGTATTTCCTCGACACATCAGTCATCTTCATGGCTGTGCTGCAGGACGCCACATACGAGGAGCTAGCGAAGACAAACGACTCAGTGAAATTCACAATCAAGATGTATGAGGCTCTAGTAATTAGGGCGGAGACATTTTGTTCCATACTTACAGGGATAAGTTAGGTGATATGAATGGTAGAAGTTTCAGGTTCAACATTCTACAGGAGAGCTTCAGAGGACTTGGTGTTCTTATTAGTCGAGACACCGAACACAGCGGATTCAGGCGACACAGTCTCAGTGGACTTGGGTTCATACGGAATAGCTGAGGACGGGCTATTGTGGATTATGGGTTGTGAGCACACAACCGACAATTCAGTAATCGTCACCACAGCTCCCACAACCTCAGTCTCAGGCGGGACATTGACTATCACAATCGGCGGAAGCAATTCGAACAATATCTACACCTTCCTGGTAATAGGGAGGAGTAAAGCATAGGCGTGGATTGATTTAGCCTTTGGTTCTTTAGGGCTTACATAACATTTCGGGAGGAAGGGAGGGCGAAGGAAAAGCAAAAGAGGTAAAAAATATGGCAGCAGCAACTGTATCAGAATATGTGAACATAGCATTGCCCAATGTTGAATTGGCCGTGCTCGAGCTGACAGACGGGGAGACATACAAGTCAAGGAAATTCTCCACCGTGAAGGCGGCGATACCGTTCTGGATGGAGGACACAGACGGGGACATAAACGCGACCGTGTCAGGCTCAACCGTGACAGTTAACGCGGCAGGGGCATCCGATTCAGTGATAGGGCTATTGTTGTTCGGAGTTCATTAGGCTTCGGAGGGATAGCATGAGGAAGCTGAAGAACACTACAGGTAATTATCATTTATTCTTACACAAGGGTATCCAATACGACTTCCAGCCGGGGCAGGAGGTGCTTGTCCCAGACGGGTTCAAGGAGTGGCTGATATCCCAATTAGACAGGTTCGAGTATTCGGAAGCCCCGCCGAAGATGGTGATGGGCGCTTTCGGGAAGAGGATGGAAGCCCTCGAAGGGGAAATATCCAAGCCCGTCAGTGTTGTTGAGAGATACACCAGGGAAGAGCTGGAGAGGATGTCTTTCAAGCAGCTGAGGAGCATAGGATACAAGCAGAATCCGGTGATAAGAGGGAAGTCTAAGAAGGAGCTTGTGGAGGAATTGTTAAGCGCGGGTGTGGAAAAATGAGGTTCAGAATCAGAACAAACATATTACTGTTAATGCTTCTACTTTTGGGTTTAGGCGTGGTTTTAGCATTGAATCAGGCGCTGACAATAACCCCTGTGACGCCGAACCCCAACAACGCGACCAACTACACAGGGGCATACGGCGTGACTTTGAACATATCAGTGTCGCCGGACAACAACGCCTCGGTATGCAGCTACGACTTCGGATTCACCAACAATACAGTCACCACGGCGTTTGTGACGAACATGACCAACTCAACTAGCAATTCATTCCACAACGCTTCTGCGGTAGGCATTCCCGACGACTCGGCACTGAACGGGTGGCATAATGTGACATTCAGGTGCTATAACGGCTCTGACTGGTATAACGAGACAGTCCTGTTCGGTCTGGACTCGACCAACCCATCAATAGACAACATAAACTACAACATATCCAACCAGACATCCGGAGGGCATTCGGTCAATTACACTTTCAATGTAACGGACAGGCACACGAGGATGTGCGGGGTGAGGATATACGACCCGTGGGGGGAGATGACCAATGTGACAGGGACGCTTTTGGACGGGTCGAACGTCGAGGACGGGAGATGCGATGTCGACATATCTTCATCTGAATTCTCATTCAACGGGAACTACACATTGGAGCCGTGGGCTCAGGATTATTTGGATTTGAACGGGACAGGGACAAACCTTTCCGTCAATGTTTACAAACTGGCTGTCGGGTGGAACCACGTGTCGATAAGCGACAACGTGACCTTGTCGTCGATAGCTAATAACATGACCAATGTGAGCTATGTGAGCGTCTACGACAACCTTTACAAGAACTACACAACTTTCACAACCGGCTCGTCAACAAACGCCAACTTCAGGACAAACTCCACCAATGCGACCTACATCTACGTCAGCGAGAACGTGACAATGATAAGGGTCTACCACACCGACAACTTCTGCAGGAACATGAGTCTGTATAAGACATCAACATCAGGATGGAACCAGATGGGAGTAAGGACTTCGGTGAGCCTGAACCAGACAATGTATAACTCGACAGGACCGATATACAAATACGACAACACGCTTAACGCCTCGTTCACAAGCGAGAACATAACTTACGTGAGCTATCGTAACGCCACGCTGGGGAAATACTGCTCAGCGAGGAGGGGATTCACAGCCACGTCATGCTCGCCCGAATTCAACGTCACTGACATAAAGCCCGCAAGGGGGGAGGCGATTTGGATACTGGTCAACGAGAACATAACTTACGACAGAGGTGCTTGAATGAAGATGAAGATTATGCTTTTGGGGTTGCTACTACTGCCCATGGTCTTAGGGGCTTTCTACATGCCCCTCCCGATACACGGGAAAGTCAAAGGATTGGCAGTCCCGGTTGACGTTCACGTCACCAACCTGAGGACTGGGATTTCGGTCTCAACAAGGACGAACGAGTTCGACGAGTTTCTAATCGAGTGGGCGAACACCCCGGACTACGGAGGCACGGTAATCAAATACCAATCAGGCGATATTTTCGAGGTGAGGGTTCCGATATGCGAGGACTCCCCCAACTGCGTGAAGACATTCACCTACGCCGGAGGGGGCATCAGAGCCGACTTCGACCTGACTGGAGTCCAATACACCGAATGCCCCGAGTGCGAGAAATGCCTGCCATTCAACGAGGAGAACTGTTTTGACAACTGTTTTGAGTATTTCGACTGCAGTGAGTGTGACATTCAGTGCCCGACAACGACAACAGTGAAATGCCCCGAATGCGAGGAATGCGAGGAAAAGACGCTAATGGACATGATATGGTTCATATTGGGATTCTTTGGCATAGGGACAGTCGCTGGCGGCGTCGGATATAAATTCGTAGTAAGAAGGAACAAGAGGACAGGGAAATTGGAGAGCGAAATAACCCAGCACAAGCACCAGGTGTCGCCGAAAGGGAGACCGTATTACCACGGGATACACATCGAGCACGACCACGAGTGGTTCTACCACCCGAAGGGCTACTTGAACCCTACAGAGAAGGAGGGCTGGGGCACACCGAACAACCCATTCAAGAAGGAGGAGGGATAAATGGCAGACCCGATTCAACCTTATCCGGTATCAGGGAAGATTTACGACATAGACAGCACAGCCGAAGGCGGCGTCAGCGTCAAAGCCACCAACGTCAGGACAGGCGAGTCCATAATGACGGCAACCAACTCCTCGGGAGAATACACTTTGGATTTGGCTAACCTGTCTAGCGGATACAACACATCCGACATAATATTCATGCAGGCGTGGAAGTTCACGTCATCGACAAAGAAGATACAGTCAGCCACATTCGTGGTCGAAGGGGATTCGAAGGAACTGGACTTATACTTAAGGGGCGTGTTCAGGAAGAGGGTTATAGACGCCTCGTGGAACGACATCAACCAGGAGACCCACGGGTTCGAGTTCGGCGTGAACAAAGTGATGAGCATCGACGCCGACAGGACTGACATGACTTATGATTCAAGCGGGAACGTCACCCAGATAGTCGAATACATCCAGGGGGTCAAGGTGACTACGAACCTCACATGGGAATCTGGGAACTGCACAAGGATAGAGGTGGTCTGATGCCGAACCTGTCGGAGAGCATAAAGGAGCACATAAAGGAGCATGAGATTCTGGGGATTAAGAGATTCAAGATAGGGAATTCTAACGATTATTTCGAGATAGACCCGGCGAACCACACAGCCAAGCTGGTGTTGAACGGGACAACGGTGCAGACATGGCCATAGAAATAAGCATAGACAGGAAATTGTTGTATTTTTTTTTAGGATTGATTATCATCAGTGTAACATTCACAATATGTTCTGATGTGTATGTAAATTACAATATTCAAGGAAATGATATCTATAATGTCACGAACGTCAACGCAACTTCGTTCAGGAACTCCACCGGGGACTTGGATTGGATTAGACCTGAGAATGTCTTCGACATAGACGACGAGGACATAGAGACTGACTTGAACACTTACGTGGATGTTGCTGGGGATGTGATAGACCATCTGAACTTCACCGCTGGGAATGTCACAATGAACGACACAGGAGTCTATTCCAATGATTATAAATCCTTCGCCAGAGCCTACGACAAGGTCATCTGCAGGGCAGAGAACACAGCCGACGCTGTGTATAAGAGATTGTTCACTGAGTGCGATGTTGTCTGCAGTGATGATGACTGCAGTGATGAAATAGATGGAGTTATGGATTGGTTGAGAACTAATGGTGGTGGAAGTGTTTTAATCAAAACTGGTGAGTATAATATATCTAGCCCTTATATAAACGCTAGTTTCATAAGTAATGCTTTGATTTCTGGAGAAGGAAAAAATTCTACGATAATAAGACAAATAAATTCAGGAAATGATGGAATTTCAATTGGAGGAAATGCTAATAATAGAGTTCATAATATTATTTTAAAAGATATAGGTTTTGATTTGAAAACATACGATGGTTCAGCCGCAGTAGGTATTAGTTCAGCAGATTATGTTACACTTTTGAGAGTTAGAATGGAAAATCTTGATAATGGTCTTCTTCTATTTGCGGCTGGATTCAATGGTGGTGCATGCGATGAAGGGTGTATAGTAAATGATACAACAACTAATCAACTTTTAGATAGAGGAAATAAAGTTATTGATTGCGATATAATATCAAGTTCTACTGCAGATGTGTTATCATGGTCATTCCAAAAGGAAAGTATTTTACAAGGGAATAGAATAAAAGGTAGAGTGTCAACCTATTATGATAAAAATATTGTTTTTGATTCAAATGAAATTTATGAAAGTAATGCTCAAGGAATTTATATTACTAGTGGGATGAATCAAATTTATTCAAATAATAATATAGAAAATACTGTGAGTGATGGAATTATTGGAAAATCTTCACCTAGACATATAACTATAACTGGAAATACATTTTACAATATTTCAGGAGGAGAAGGAGCAATTAATTTTGACCCTGGTTCTAAATTTTTGACAATAAATGGAAATACTGTTAATGGAACTAAACAGTCAGGTTTTGATTTAAGAGGTGATTATATGACTGTTTCAAATAATATATTAGAGAATGTGAATGAGGGTGGTTATGGGAACTTAGCAGGAATTATTGCTTATGGAAATTATAGTGTCTATACTAATAATGTTCTTATTGATACACGAGACACTAAAAAGATGAAGCAGGGTGTGAGGTTTGATGGCGTGAGAGATGTTATATTTAGTGGGAATCATATAAATGGAAGTGTGGATTATTGTATGGAATTTAGTTCTAAATCCTCGGTTAATGTATCTATTCATGATAATTATTGTGGATTTGCTGGTGGTTTGAATTATGAAGGTTCTACTTTTCCAAGTGTTAGGGTTTGGAATAACATAGGATTATCTAATGCTATGAATATTGATATGAATAATTACAACATAACTTCAACTTACGTCATTCCATCTACAACCAGACCTGTCTCAGTAGAAGGAATATTTTATTATAACAACACAGCAGGATACAAATGTTTACAATTTTACAACTCAACACACTGGATTTGCAACACAGGGACTGAAACCAAAGTTGATGCTTCATAGTTTAAACAATAGGTGATTAAAAAAAATTGCATACAATCTCAAGGAAAAAGATTGGCCAAAACTAAGATAATGGTGATTGAATGGACAAGACAACAGCAGGGTTCATAGTATTGCTGACCGCATTAGGCTCGGCAGGGATAACCGCATACCTCGACAACGGGACCCAATTATACGCATGCGAGTCCAAAGGGCTGGTATCTGATTGCGTGAACGGGGTCAAAGCCGACGGGACAAGATGCTACTACGACCCGGACAACGGGAGGAGATACACCCACTGCCCGGAGGGGTGGTCTGAGCTGAAAGGATACACGTCCGAAAAGCGACCAGCAGTCCGGATTGAGGTCAGAGAAAACGACAAGGTCTGGACATGCGAAATAGTCGACGGCAGGGCGGATTCATACACGAAATGCGTGTCGGGAAGCTACGAGGCATACTTGGGTGAGCTGGTGTAGGTGGTCTCATGGACATAAGCAGGTCTGAAATCAACAAGATAATGAACCACATAAAGACGACCAACTCGGAGATGGGGCACATACAGGCTGACGTGGCTTCGCTGAAGACCGACATAGAGTGGCTCAAGGACAACCAGAGATGGTCGATGAGGCTGTCCGTGTCGACTTTATTGGGTCTGATAATCATGCTCATAAAAATACTGATAGGTGTCTAGATGTCAAGCGGGGACAGGACTTACACAAACCCAATCTATTGCTCGACAGACGATGTCATACGGGCGTCCGGGATAGACCCATCAGATGTCTCGACCAGCGACATAACAGAGTTCATACTGGACGCAGAGGCTGAGGTAGACGAGTGGACAGGGAAATACTTCACCCCAGTGACTTTCACGGAATACCACACGGGAAGACCGGTCGAGACCTCAGCCACAGACAACATAAACGAAGGGGTTTATTTCGACGTCCCGAGGGAAGCATCAAGGGAGATTCTATTGGAGCACTACCCTATAATATCCGTCACGTCAGTGGAGCTGCTGAGCGACGACGGCAGCGTGGAGTCGACTCTGACCGAATCCACAGGCGGGACAGACGGCGACTACCACATATTCTATGACATAGGAAAAATATGGATATTCACAGAAAAAATACCAGCGGGGATGCACAAGAAGATGGTCAAGGTAATCTACCAAGCTGGGACGTCCACAGTCCCTAGGAAGATTAAAAGACTCACAGAAGTCATAGCCGCAATAAAGCTCCTAGTCCAGCAGGCGGGAGGGACATACAACGACGTCACATCATACTCACTCCCTGAAGGGATAAGCGTTGCTAAGGGGGAACCGTGGGTCAACATTATAAGGACACTTGAAAGGTTGGAGAAAGAGAGAGATAATTTGTTGAATATGATAGGGAGAGAGGTAAGGACGGTGGTGGTCTAGATGACTGCGACAAGACCTGAAGCGATGAGCCCGGCGGATTTCGACTTCATGATTGATGATTTTGGTAGAACTATAACTCTAAACCGGTTCACAGGCGACAGGACCAACATATCAGGCGACATCCCGGATGACGCATATTCTTCTGGCGAGGAGATAACAGGGATATTGGTCAAAAGGCAGCAGGCTTATGTCTTCTCCAAAGAGGGCTTTGTCGAGCAGGGGGACGCTTATTTGTTATTGAAATACTCAGACCACTCGTCGAACCCCCCGGAGCAGCACGACAAGGTCACCCTGGACAACGAGACTTTCGAGATAGACTCGGTCATAAACAGGCTTGATTTGTATTACTTCTGCAGATTATACAAGGTGAATTGATGTTCGGCGAGGCATGGAAGAGGAGACTGTTGAACAAGGTCGGCCTGATAGTGGAAGCCAAAGCTAAGGAACTATGCCCTACAGACACAGGCATGCTGAGGTCGTCAATACATGTGAGCAAGGTGGACACGAAAAGCATGACGGTGACGATATCAGTCCCGGTCGAGCATGCGTGGTATATGGAGCACGGGAGGAGGCCTGGGAAGGTTCCGTTCAAGCCGATAGAGAAGTGGGCGAGAAGACATAATTTGCCCGCATTCCCGGTGTGGTGGTCGATAAAGAAGAGAGGCATAAAGGCAGGCACGCCAAGGAGCCCGTTCAAGACACCTTCCGGATACAGACCGTTCCTGGAATCAGCCTTATACCAGTCAAAAAACAAGATAAGGAACTTAATCATAAGGGAAATCAGGGAAGGATTAAGAATAAATACTAGGTAACTGTAATAATTATTCAAGACAAGGGAAAGGTTAAATCTGTTCCTGAAATACCTGCCATGAGGAGCTGTGATTGGCAGAGAAAATCCAAGAGGAGATATAAATTCCATTGCAGCCTTTTCCAGTCTCAGGACATGTTTATTCTTCAGACGGTTCTACACCATTTCCTAATGTGAAGGTTTATCTGAGGAATGCCACCAAGAACGAGGAGAACTACGCCGTAACCAACGACAGCGGGGAGTTCGTCTTCGACTTGGCCAACTTTTCCAACGGCTACTCATCCGGAGACTCTTTAAAACTGAGAGCGGAATTGGGCTCGTTCTACAAGGAAGAGTCAACAACACTGTCCGGCGACTCGTGGGAGCAAGATTTAACTTTAGGATTGGACACCAATTACATCAAATTCGACCTGTTGAAGATGAAGGAGGAATTAATCATCTGGCTCAGGAACAACATAGAAGATAGGTCGTCAAGATTAACAAACAAGACAGACGTGTTCACAGCCGACGGCTCGACAGTGGAGTTCAACCTGTCTGAAAACAACGGCAAGAACGTCAGATGGGTGAGCGTGGGCGGGGCAATACAGACAAGGTATGAGGATTATTATGTGGACTATAAAGACAAGACAACCTTAAACTCCCCGAAAGTCTATTTCCTCACGCCCCCTTCGTCCGGAGTTCAGGTCGAGGTCAACTACGACTATGGGACGGACAGTTGGGTATACCCAGACTTCCCAAGGACAAGCCTCAAGACAGATGACTATCCCAGAATGCGTGCAGACTTGAGCTCATTGAACGTAAGCGAATTCTCCTTCGGAGCTGGGGCGAACTCTTACGCAGGGACAATAGAAATATCAGTCTGGGCTAAGTCGGCTTACGATGTAGATGATATAGTGAACGAATTGAGGTGGAAGTTGTTCAACTCGAAGAAATCATTCAGGTATATAGATTTGATTACGCCCTCGAGCATAGGGGGTCTCGTTTCAACCCCGGAGAGGGGCGACAAGATAGTCCAGAGGGACTGCGAATACAGCATCAGGCTCAAAGTAGACACGGTATAGGTGATTGAATGAAGGTTAAAGCGAAAAAAGACTTCATAGCGAGGAAGAACAACCCAGAGTTCAGCTACAGGTTCATAGGAGGAAAGACAATGGAAATACCTGACGAGCACTGGGACTATCTAAAAAACATAAGCTACCTCGAGCAAGTGAAGGGGAAAAAGAAAAGAGGTGATAAGTAATGGTTCAATACCATAGCAAGCACGGTTATGTGCTCATTGGTAAAGGTTTGTAACCGCCAAAAGAGAGCGCATGGGGGACAGCGGTCACCGCTGACAAGGATGTGGGCTTGGTTCAGGACCTGACATGGAACCCGACGATAAACTACAAGAAGGTATGGACGTTCTCCGACATAGCCCTGCAGGACTTCAGCTCAGGGAATTTCGGGATAACAGGAAGTTTGGACGTGACATACCAGCACGGGAGGTTATTGGAATACATCTTCGGCTCGGTCAGTGACGCTTCAAGCGGGAGCGACTACAAGCACACTCTGTCTTTGAGCGGGACGGACATTTCATTCACAATGGAGGACGGATACAACTCAACATCGGACATAACCAACAGACTGAAGGGATGCAAGCTTAACAGTGTGACATTGAGCCTTGGCTTGGACGGGAACTTGAGGATGAGGGCTGACTTCTTCGCAAGGGATGTCGACCCGTCAGGGACAACGGCATCTACAGCGGTGGTGGACAGCCTGCCGACGTTCACGGACTTCCATGCGGACCTGAAGTGGGGGGACGAGTCGTCCGAGTCGAGCCTGAGCAATGTGCAGAATTTCGAGATAACGTTCAACAGGATAGCCGGAGGGTCGCCGACGATATACGGCTTCAACTCAAGGCTGGCGCAGGCGCACGAGGGGAACAACTTCGACATGACGTTCAGGTTCACGATGGGGTTCACATCAGTGTCAGCATTGCAGGACTTCCTCGGAAACAACACAGGGATACTCACCACAGCCAACCAGGAGATATCGGATAAAGGGATTGTTTTCGATGTCAAGAACGACGCCGCATACGGCTCAGGGCAGAGGAGGCTGCTGATAGACTTGAGCGACGCACACCTTGTAGCCGGGACTCACCGCTCGACTCTGGGAGGGTATGTCTTCCAGGACTTCGAGGGCTTTGCGAAGACAATAGACGAGGTCTCGTGCGTGGACGACATAGACGATTGGCAGTAAGGAGGAGATTAAATGGAAGTGAAAATTAAAAGAGGAGACAGGACAGAACTGATAGAACTTGAAGAACCTCTGGGGAAGCACCAGAGGGAATGGTTATTGAAGCTCAGCGAGATGGAGAAAGAGAAATCAGCGGAGAAAATCAACTCGTTCCTGAATTTCAGGGATGATTTGATAATCGAACTGAGCAAGGGCAAGCTGAAAAAGAAGGATTTGGATGAGATGCCCATGTCCAAAAAGAACGAGATAATCGGGGTGATAGAAGGGAAGCTTCAAGTGTTCCAGGAGAGCAAAAAGGGTTTTACAAACAGTTAGAGGAAGTTTCGAGATTATTGACAGAGATGGGCGAGAATGACAAAGTGTCAGACCAGATGAAAGAGAAAATAATCGACGAACTGATAACGAAAAACAAAATAGACCCGAGGGTGTTCGTGGAGATACAGAGGTTCAAGATAAGCGACTATTTCGGCTGGACTCCGAACGAGATAGATGAAATGAAGGCTGAGGACATAAACATATACATGGCGATAATAAAGGGTATTGGCTCTGGGAAAAGCATGAAAAGGGTGTTGAGGTAAATGGATTTGAACATAGCTTTAGGCGGATTCGAAGTAGGTGGTTTGAGCAATGCAATCGGCAGCAGCGGAGCGATAGGAGGCTCCGGGGCGCTGGCGGTTGGCGCACAATTCGGCATGATAGTCCAAGGGATAAAAGCGATAACAGACATTGTGAAAAGAATGCTGGACAAGCTGTCCGAGATATCACCTGTTCTGAAGGGCTCGCTGGACATAGCGAAAAGGTCATTCCAGCTGGTTCTGAAGCCGTTCGCCGATGCACTCGGCTCTGTTTTGCTTCCGCTCAGCAAAGTCTTGCTGAAATTGGCTGTGAAATGGGTCAAGTTCTGGAGGGGTAAGGAGGACATACTTGGCGAAGGGTTGAAAGAGACAATCGCTGGATTGCTCATAGGACCGGAATTTATCACGCTGAAGTCGATATGGGACATAATCGAGACCCCAGAGAAATCAATATGGAAATTCCTAACAGGGGAAACAAAATCAATCTGGCAATTCATAAAAACAGAAACAAAACCTTTATGGAAATTCATAGTAACAGAAACAAAATCCATATGGAATTATCTGACAATAGAACCAAGAAGTATATGGAATTTCATAACCGGTGAAGCAAAATCGATTTGGGAATTCATAACTGGAGGTGACACTGAGGAAACTGTCAATTCCACAACATATCCAAGCACCCCCGAGAACATCGGGAACACAGGAGGGGGAGTCAATGTTTCGACAGGAGGCGGGCAGTCAATCGCAACACCAGCTACAGTGACAAGAACAACGACAGGAGGGACATCAGTCACGACGACAACAAACACAAGCAAAAGGACGTCAGACAACGAGGAAAGGTGGGACTTGTGGAATGAGAATGTGAAGGATGAATACAAATCATATTTCGGCGGTGGTGGGTGATGGTAACCACATTGAACAACATAGACTTGGGGACAATAAAGGACGAAAGCGTGGAGAAGGTAGGGAACATAATAGGGTTAGCTCTATATGACACAGATTCCGATGAGACTGAGGCGTTCGACTTCGGCGGGGCGACAAGGATAATCACTGTCCAGGGGACGAAAACGAACACAGACGCGCAGTTGAAGGTGTTCATAGAAGAGGTCGAGTCTCTGATAGGCAAGGCGCAAGACGACCCTGTCGTGTATTCTTCAGACTTCAGGGGAAACATAAACGTCAAGGTCATGAGCGTCAGGAGCAGCAAGAGGAGAATAAACACATTGGACTATGTGATAAAGCTGATGGAAGGCGTGTGAAACAGTGAATGAGTGATGACATGGTCAGGATATATTTCGAGTCAGTCAAGAAATGGGCTCTAAGACTTGGGATAGCTTCTGGCAGCGCTGTCACTCTTCTGTTCATATATCTCCAGTTCACGGGCTTAATCACGGTCATTTCGCATTCCGGCGACATGGTCTGCGCTGGAACGATTGAAGACCCCTGCTATGCAAACATAACATTCGTTCCGAAGAAGGACATCTTCATTTATCCGACAAACTATGACCCGTGGGGCAGGGACACTCCGTTCGAGTTCACAGACGGCATAAAAGAATGGAGACTGGAGAGGTCTTGGGGGAGCGGATGGAGGGAAATAAAATTGAACGAGACCTGCACCGGGACATGGTGCGGAGCTCCTAATAATAAGGGAGTAAAATACTCTTTCGTCTTCAGAAGGGGCAGGACATACACAATCAGGCTCACAGCATACAAAGAAGACCCGTTCGATGACGTGAAGTGGTCTTTCACGGACGAGCTGGACCCGATGTGGAAAGGCGTGGGGGAATACGATATCGTCGAGATAGCTGGCAGGAAATACACTCAGGGGCTTACAGAGTTCCATCTGCCTATTAGGGTCAAGATGAAGCAGCTGAAAAGGTTCCAGAAATCGCAAATGAGATATGACATAATACCATACAAAGGATTCGAAGGCATAACCGACTGGGGCATCGATTATCTTGCCGAGAAAAATAGAACAATTGCTGATGAGAACTGCACTACAGCCAAGATTCCCGAAGTTCTGGAGAACGGGACAATATCCTACAAGTTCATCGTTTCATGTAACCCTTATGAGAAAGAAGTTACCGAACTGGTATGGAGACCAGTCGGAAGCGAAATGGAGTTCAAGCCAAACGAGGATGTCATAATAGACCTGTGGATGAAGAAGAAAGCCTCGGTCGGGAAGTTCTCCGTTGATGTGATACCGATTTTAGGGGAATACAAGCTCCACAGACTGGCGTGGTGGAACACTTCATTCGGTTACAGGAGGGCTGTGAACATATCGAATTCAGACGGCTCTTATCCGTTAAGAAAAGGCTTCACAGCTAATGTTACCCTTGACACGGCGTCGCTCATAACGGCTGGAAAAATGAACTCCAACTGTTCTGACTTGAGGGTTGTCTATAACGACAACACAGAACTTAACAGGACATTCCTGAATGAGACGTTCCTCAGCTCGTCTGGAGGGTGCGATGACGCAAACTCTGTCATATTATTCATGCTCCAGGAAGACATACCAGCCAGCACCGACAACACAACAGGATATTACCTTTACTACGGCTATTCGGACGCAACAGACCCGCCAGGCTCGACAATCGATGACAAGAACTCTATCTTTTTGGGATACGACGACTTCAACAGGGCTTCATTAGGGAATGAATGGCAGTGCGACGACGGGAGCATATCAGGCAACAAGCTGGTGGTCTCAGCGAACAACAGGATATGCCAGAGGAACTTCGACTTCGGCACGCTTTCGGGGGGTTATTCGCATGAGGTTCTCTTCAGGTCGGAAGTGAACACTGCTGGGAGCATGAATGCGTACGTGGGCAGGAACGAGACTGTGGTAACGACAGCAGAACCAAATCGGGATTATTTCACTTACTTATATGTGATGGCTGCTGAGGCTGGCGGTTCTACCATAGTTCAGGGTTCTAATACTGCGCCAGCAAGCGGAACAACAATCAAGTGGGACCAGGGGGACTCCCCATACACGACAGGGGCTGTTTACGACATGCACTTCATACACACCCATTCTGACGGCGAGTTTTATGGGGAATACAACAACACTGGCTGGGTGGGGTGGGACAACACAAACGACACGAACACCACATGGGACTCCACAACGATTTATGCGGTCGGTCTCTACTTCAACAGGGCGGACTCGTGGACTGACAATTTCCTGGTGAGGAGATACCCAGACGGAACACCGCCTGTGTTCACAGCGATGAGTGAGGAGGGATATGGAGTCGATTCAACACCGCCGCTCTGGAACGACACAGCTGGCTACTTGGGAAGCAATACCACAACGCCACTACAAGGGGATTCTGTTGTTCTGTATGCGATGGGATACGACGAAACCGCTTTGGACTACGCTTGGCTCGCCACCAACGAGACTGGAACTTGGGAGAACAAAAGCGTAGTAAATATAGATGTTT